GCTTTTAGAACATCCTGATGGTAGACGCGCCACTATGGTCTACAACCGCCCTAATATCTGGGTAGACTATAAAGATAATGGCAAGAATGATTTTATTTGTACTAATGCAGTCACGTATTATGTTCGTGACGGCCTACTACATTCTGTTGTGCAAATGAGATCTAATGATGTGGTCTTCGGATATAAGAATGATAATGCATGGCAAATGCACGTAGTACAAAAATTGTGTGATGATTATAATTTCAGACGCTTTGAACGTACTTCAAATGGAAATGGTACAGCCATTGAGCCTGGTATGATGATCTGGCAGGTTCAAAATCTTCATGTGTATGAGCGGCACTTTGAGTTAGTGCGATGAGTAATAAATGGGATCTTCGTTACTTAGAGCTTGCTAGAACAGTAGGAACCTGGTCTAAAGATCCATCGTCGCAAATTGGCGCGGTAGCCGTAGGATCTAAAGGTCAGGTTTTAGCACAAGGATATAATGGATTCCCTCGAGGCATATTTGATGGCGCCGCGCGCTTAAATGATAGAGAACTTAAGTACCAATATATCGTACATGCCGAACAAAACTTGATCTATAACGCCACATATAACGGCGTGTCTTTAGATCAATCCACAATATATGTCACTGGTTTGCCTGTGTGCTCTGAGTGTGCAAAAGGCGTGATTCAAGTAGGTATTAAGCGCGTTGTTATGCCGAAGCAGGAAATAAAAGAAAATTGGAAAAAATCTTGGGGCCACTCAGAAATACTGTTTAACGAAGCAGGTATAACATATGAGTTTGTAGAATGATAGTCGGAACCTTTAGTAAAATACCAAAGAAAGAATCGAGCCATAGCTATGGTTATGCCAGGACTTGGTCAGAAAATCTTGGCGTACCTATTGACCACACGAATGGAAAGCATAAAGATGTATATCTTTTGCCTGGTGCTAACTTTGGCGGAAGCATTAATCTTATGGGAGGTTTTACTGAAGTTATTAAGGATTGGATTGATAACTTACTTGCATCAGAAACAATAACAGTGCTTGACGGTCCTCCAGTTGACTATGGCGCTCAGTTAAAGAAGCGAAAAGACGTTATAGATAAAGTATGGTGTGATGCTATAACTGAGAAGCTTTCTGAAGCTAAGTCTCTTGTAGGTAGCGATTTACCACACGAATGGTTAGCGATTGGTGATAGCCACGTGTGTGCATACGCACCGAAGAATAGTAGTGTAGTCAAACAAGATGGGACTACATTGTTTGGTCAGATAAAAGAAGACTTTGCTTATATCAGATCTCATATCAAACCACATCATAAAGGTGTTACTATATCTCTTGGTAATATTGATGTGCGTCACCATTTGTGCAGGGTTGAAAGCAGCATCTATAAAATGGTCGAAGCTTATTCTGATTTTGGCAGAAGTCTTGGCATTGAAGTAGAATATGCCGTACCATGGCCTATTGAATTCGAAGGCCGCAAGCTGCCTAAAACTGGTTACTATAAAGGCAAACCATTTTGGGGAGATAGAGGCGAAAGAATGTTAGCAGCTTGGAATATGGAAGGCTGTATGAAAATCTATGGAATGAAATTAGTAAAAGCACCTCAAGCGTGGTATGACATGGATGAAGAGCGTTATGCTGCAGAAAGAATGGAAAAACCTCAGTCAGTCCATCTTAATCCGATGTACTATCGTCGTATGAACTGGGGCATTTCAGAAAATACATTAGAAAGTTTTATGTAATGGCACATAATAATCATGTAATTGATGGCATTAATAAAGATATTCCGGCATTATACGGCGATCCAAAAGAATACTATTTAGAACTTGCAAAAGATTGGGAGGATCCATATGGAGAACCTATTGTCACTGAACACTCTGGTATACGTGTTGTTCGCGATGATTATATTACTGGCAGTAAGGTTCGTGGCGGGGATTGTCTCATATCTTCTCTCCCTGATCATATCCGTACTATCGTATATGTTCAGCCTCGCACTGGTCTTGCTGGTGTTAGTATACTTGATGTGGCCAAAAGACACGGAAAAAATGTTAAGCTGTTTATGCCTTCCTCCAAACGCATTTCCGATCACCAAGCCTGTTGCATTGAGCGAGGAGCTTCTGCAGAATTTCACCGAATAGCAGCAATGCCTAATTTAAACTTGATTGCACAAAAATGGGCCAGTAAAAACAAAGACGCTTATTTTGTTCCATTGGGCTTAAAACACGAAATGGTAACCGCTGGTATTGTAAAAAGTGCTATGGCAATTGATCCGCCCGATGAGGTATATGTTGCAACATCCACCGGTGTTCTTACTCGTGCATTACAAATAGCTTGGCCAAATGCCAAGTTTACATCTGTTTGTGTATCTCGTAATATGAAGGCAGGGGAACTGGGTACAGCCAAAGCTGTGTCAGAGCCTTTGGCATTTACAGCTACAGAGAAAAAAGAAAACTTGCCACCATTTCCGACTATAGATACATATGATGGCAAAGTATGGAAATACATTCCAAAAAATTCAGGCAAGAATATATTAATGTGGAACGTAGGTAAAGAGCCTGTACTGCAAAATAAAAATCTTCCTGATAGTATTGATTCCTATAGAGACTGGGTTAAGAATGTGGCTTAATGAAGAAGCAATCGATGTTCTTGTCAATTATTATTATCCAAAAGCTGGCTGGCTTCAAGATAATGTAAACTGGGGAGAGCTTGATTATGAAGGTCCAGAGGCAAATAAAATTGTTAACGATCCTCTGATGCAGAAGATTGATATCTACGACTGTAAAACACGAAATGCTGCTGGCTTTTCAAATGTACTACAGGACTTAAGATTTGGTTCTAAGACTCCGAAGTGGCGCTGGCAGAAAAAGGATAGAAGAAAATTATCAGCAGCGAATGATAATATTCAGTGGGGTATTAAAACGTGGTTATATGTTTTTATGTGTCACAGAATTACAGGGTCTGGTGCATCATTTGAAAACGATCATGGTTATCGTAATAATATAGTACAGCATTGGGGAAAACACCGTGATGTTCAAGATATGTCAGAAGACCTAGTGCAAACAAAGGCATCAGGTAAACCGCTGTTTACATCAATAGGTAATCAGCCTCCTGCACCAAAAAAAGGAACGTCTAATGTAGACTTTATGGTAAAAGAATTACCTGATCTTATGAACAGATTTACTGATTTCTTCTTAAAAGAAAAGCGTGGACATAAAGAAATAGTTGACTTTCTTAATACACATAATGCGGCGAACGGCCATAGAAAATTTAACTTTCAATATGCGGCCTTTTCTATGGATTGTTCTGACTATTTCCCTGAACATGGTGACGTTGATTCACACACATATTTAGGAAATAATGCAGTACGCTGCATGAAAAAACTATCTGGTGGTTGGAAAGCTGATAACTTTATGGATTTACTTCGTGAAAGAACTGGCGGCAAACCAAAAGATTTAGAAGATGTGATGTGTGACTTTGTCAGATTTGGGCAAAACTATGTCCCACGTGGCAACGGCACGTTTGATCATATTCCTTCAACACTAGCTAATGCATCCGGGTGGGAATCTGGCTGGGAACAAAGGCAAGGAAATCCTCCAGTAGCACAACAATCGTTAGAAGCCTTTATGATGTAGCTACCACCATCCGGCTCCCAAACCTACCATAAAAGTAGTACCGCCTACAATAGCAAAGCCGGCGGCGACTAAAAAAATTAAGAGTAATCCTTCTTGAAATGCCTGACGTTTTTCTTGCTGTTTATATACGGTTTCTTCACGCTCTTTTCTAATCTTTCGACGTAATTCTACCATTTCTTTCCAAGTGCCATAACCAAATCTATGGTTTAATAACTCTTGTAAAGTTTTCTCTTGCTCTTCTAATTTCTTTTTTTGAACTATAATGGCCAGCGCCTCTTCTTCGACTGAACCACTCATGAATAATCTGCTAAACATTGGAGGATTTTTCCTCTGCTGTTCAGCTCTACTTAAATCTGCTGCGGCGCCATACCACTTTCCTAATTGACCAACAACATCTTCTATATCCCGGCCAGCAGCCACGAGTTTCTTCACACCATTGAAAGCAGCCGTCGCAGCACTAATTGCCGTGATCGGATCTATCATTTCATTCCTCCATATTAACGATATTTATAAGTTATTGTTTTTAAATAAAAACAAAATGCGGTTGGGCCGCAATTAACTGTGTACAAACGATTTGGAACAGTGTAGTATGGTTATATCATAAGGAGATAATGACATGATTTTTACAGTTTGGCAAATTCAATACTCTGACACAGATATCGAAGCTATCAACGCTGGCGAAACTAATGCTAAGCGCGAAGCTAAAACTGAGATGAACTTTGATTTCAGCGGTAATAACATTTCTGGTATTGCTGATCAAGCTCTCACAGATGGCCTTTATACTCATGTTTCTGATATTCGTGCTGAAACTCCTGAGCATTGCTTTGAAATCGGGAACATTGGCCCTGAGTCAGCGATTACACGTTTCTCACGTATGTCTTCACTTTCAGTCGGTGATATCATCGTTGATGTAGAAGGTAATGTAATGGTTGTAGCTAACTATGGTTTTGTTGCAATCGGATTTAAGCCTGAAATGTCAGCAGCTAATTTAATTTACAAAATGGAGGAAGTAGCGTAATGATTATGGTAAATGATATTCAAGATGCAATAATGATGAGAAAGAAATTGATGAGCATCGTTCGTCGTTCTCATAATTTTGGTCATAGCCGTGCCACTGTTTTAATTGAACTGCTTGACATTGTAGATGATCTTCAGCAAAATATTGAGCGTATAGAAGCTGATATGGAAGTTGAACACGATATTTGGATGACTGAAATTAAAATGGAGGAATCCGCTAATGCTGCATAAAGGTAAATCATATAGAGTATTAGGTTTATAAATATCCAATGTCAAGAGCAGTCAATATAGCAAGTGGATTATTAACCATGTCAGGACTAGCAGCAGTAGCAGTAACTCTGACTATGATGCACCCCGAGATAGATGCTAAAAGCCATGAATGCTTGGCTATGAACATTTATCACGAGGCTCGGGGTGAAGTCGTAGAAGGCCAGATCGCAGTTGCGCATGTTACACTAAATCGCGTGGAACACGCACAATGGCCGAATAATATTTGTGACGTCGTATATCAGCCTAAGCAATTTAGCTGGACGTTTATGATTAAAGATCAAACTCCTTCTGAAAAAAAAGCATGGGGTCAGGCTAAAGTCATTGCGCGCGACGTGATGATAGGAAACGTAGATGATCCTTCTGAAGGTGCTACTTTTTATCACGCAACGTATGTAAATCCGTCTTGGGCTGATCAGATGGAAGTAAGCAAGGTAATTGATAAACACGTATTTTATACATGGGATGGAGTTTGGGACGAATAAATGATTAATTATAAATTTAATGAAGGTGAATTGATAGCAGAATTTAAAAATTATATTGATGCTACATATGATGGGCATTATGCAACTAATAAGTTCCAATCAACAGAAGTAATTATTGCAAGAGGCCATGGTACAGGCTTTTGTATGGGAAATGTTGATAAGTATTCGAATCGTTATGGTAAAAAAGGCACTCGGGCTGATGCTCGAAAGGATTTAATGAAAGTTCTCCACTATGCCCTCATCCAACTCTACATTCACGATAGCGAAGAAGAAATATAAATGGATTGCATACGATCCGGATGGCTATGTGCTAATTATATCACACTCAAGAAAGATTGTGATGGAGCATGTACAGTATTTAAAACACATGTTAATATATAAGTTGTAAGCGTTAATAACGGATGTATGGACCGCGGGGCAGTACCGCGCTGCTCCACCACAAGTACATAAGATGTATTTCTGATGGGGCAGAAATTTAGGATCGACATGTATTCTAGTTTACAAAACACAAATGCAAACGATAATTTTGCACCATCTGGTTACGCACTAGCTGCATAACACAGGGGGTTGGCCACTTACCTAGCAACAGAAAACGTGGCAGCTTATCATGATAATTTTAAAAGGGAACTAAAAAAAATGAAATTTGCAGCAATCGCAGCGGCCGCTCTTGTAACGGCAACATCAGTCTCAGCAAACGAGATTGGAGCAACGGGTATTACTTGGGGTGTAGAAACAGAAGCAGCGTACACAATCAATGACGCGACCGGCGCCGACGTAGAAGATTTTGGCGTAAAGGTAACGCCTGAAGTCGGATACACAATGTTTGGTGTAGGTCTCACTGCAGACATGGATTTGCCGGTATATAACAACGAAGAGTTTAAATTAGATAAAGCATTTGATAATCCAAAGATCAATCTTGGTGCAACATATGAGTTGTTTGGCGGGCTTGAGTTGTTTGGTGAAACAACCTGGGATATCGATGCAGAAGACGCAATAAGCTCAAAAGTAGGTGCTACTTTTAACTTCTGATAAATACCTACAAGGGTCACTACTTAATAAGTGCGCAGGGGGCCATGGTTAGCCCCTTTTTTTTATTAAGAAGGGATATACTATGAAAAAATTATTATTAGCCTTAGGGCTAGTTACTAGTACATCTGCGCATGCAGACATGTTACAGATAAATGTACCGTGCGATCCGGCTCCTGAAGTAATGAGAATAATGCTGCAATATAAGAATGCATTACTTCTCCAAGGTACCGGAACGATTGCTTCTAAAGATGGAAGAACCTTTACGTCAGCCGCTCAAATATTTTTAAACCAAGACACTGGCACGCTAGCCTTTGTTTTATCTTTTCCAAATGAAGACAAACCTCCAATGTCATGCCTGATTATTGCTGGTGCTGAGTGGGTACCTTATGCGGGCCGTCAACCATGGGATGAAAAGAAAGAAGACTTGTAATGTGGATATTATTGTTTGTTTATATGTATGACACACATCCTTATGTAGAAAAGCACAGTGTACATAAAGACATGGTAGAATGTTTTAAAGCCAGAGAAAATCTTGGGGCTGAATTAAGCGGTGTGTCTGGTCATTTTCTTAACGGTCAACAAGCAATTTGCGTAAAAACTTAATTATTATAAATACAGCTGATTCACATTATGGGGTATAGTATGTACAAAAAAATAGTGGAACTGCTTGTAGCGGCAATAGTTGTCATATTTATTGGCACTATGTCTTTTTCTGAAGATGCTGACTGTCCTGATGGATATGTGTGCACAAAAAATGAAACCGATAGCACAGTATCTAGTCAATCTAATTCTACCACAAAAGTAGAATCACCGCCCCCTTCTGCAATTGCGCCATCAATAAATTCTTCTAACTCAGATTTATGTACAGTAGGAGTATCTGGCGCAGTTCAAACTCAAATTCTTGGCATGTCAGCTGGTAAAACGGTTCGTGATATGAATTGTGAAAAATTAAAGAACGCAAAAGTTCTCTACGATATGGGAATGAAAGTGGCTGCAGTATCAGTCATGTGTCAAGACGAAAGAGTATTTGACGCAATGATGGATGCCGGCACACCCTGTCCTTATGATGGAATGATTGGCCCTGAGGCAAAAGCCGCATGGTTGGCAAATGAAGAGAAACAGCCAGATGAAGATACTGGATCTTTCAACCCACTAAAGGATATGGATGACGATGAGAAATCAACTACCATTGGCGGCGCTGCTGTCGGTGGCCTTCTCCTCTTGCTGTTACTCTGATACTACCTATGGAGTGACACCGAATGCAGCTATAGCTGGATTGACCTGGAGCATGGGACCCGTGCTACCAGACGCTACTTCTTCATATATTACAGTACAGGTAAACGGTCTAAACTATAGATATACCATGATTAAAGATCCTGAAACGGATGCAGTGGTCTATGTAAGAAACGTTAATCCTGATGGGGGATATGTATTTGAAGAGAAAGATGATTGGTCTGGAATTCCTGGTGGAAATATAACAAAGTTTTTTAGATTTCCGTACACTGATTCTACTAAATGGGGAAATGGATCAATTGACGTAGAAGGCGATGGCCAAGTAGTTAATCAGTCGGTTACATATAATTACAAGATGGATATTGATGAGCAGCTAATGCTATGCGCGGCATCTCCTCTCGCTGACCCTTCTTGTCCGGGGTTTAAAGAAGCACTGGCAAAGTATCTTGCAAGTCTTAGTGATCTTTTACCAGGCGATCCATTTTATGATGAATGGATTCAGGCGAACTTATCTATTAACGATGAGGCTGAGCAGGCTGAGCAGGAAGAACAAGCAGAAGAGCCAGAAGAGAATCTTTCAAATTTTGAGAAAGATCTTGGAGGAGAAAATAGTATAGGTGATCTTGTTGATGTAGAAGCGCAGACAAGAATGCTAGCTGCACTAGCACAAACACCGAAAATAGAGAATTATTATATAATAGATATACCAGGTGGTGAATATAAAGATGCATTAAAACTTGAAGATACAACTTTACCTGATAACCCTAGAGCGATGAGAAATCTAGCATCTGACGCTAACCATAGAAAAATGGTACGCTCGCAATACGACAGAGAACAGTAGGAGAAGTTAATGTTCAAATCAATCTTTACCTTGGGTGCTATAGGTTTGATGTCGACAGCGGCCTTTGCCAATGAGACACCTATTACCGGTAATATATCATCCAAGTGTTCAATTTTTACGGATACGCCAGGTGTTTATGGTAACCCTACACCAGACGAATTAAGTACAAAGGCGGCTGATGGTGGCGTGGATCCTATCGTCCGCTATGATGTTACGGTCGCAGACAAATACAAAGCAAAGATTTCATGGCCGAATTCATTTACGTCATCACCTAGTCTTTCGGATGCAGTAAATTGGGATGGGGAGACAACAGTGGCTAGCCATTCTGTATCAGGAATGTCAGCTTACGAAGCGGCTAAGGTTGAGTATGAAAACCATACAGAATTTGGTTTAACACTTGCAGGATCAACCTGGTTTAAAATTGAGTCAGAAGCTAAGTATGGGTCAGCTAAAGCACTGCCTGGCGGTGAGTACAAAGCTAGTGTTGTAGCGGAGTGTGTCGCAAAATAATGAAATATATATATTATGCAATTGCAGTAGCATTGATTTATACAAATGCTACTGCTCACGAATTAACGCCAACTTATCCAAAGATGAGACCTTCGTATATAGAAGACGTCTCTGTGACTCAAATGAAGATGTGGAATAGAAGAGAGGATGTATTATATTATGAAATCGGAGTATTTGATGAAGAATGGAAACCAGTAGCTTTTGCGTCTGAAAATAAAATATTACAAATAGCATACTTGGGTAGAACAACATTCGATCTTTACGTCAGAGATAGTGATTTGAATAGAATAAAATATATATGTACCACATCTAAACAATTAAAACAAGATGTACAGTCAACAGGTATTAAATCAAGGATCTGTTCGAAGGTAAAGTGAGATGAACTATGAGATTTCTACCACTAATGTTAACGGTAATATGTGGCACGGCTTTTGCTGAGTCTACTTCATTAAATCTTGCCTTGCCTAGTGTTCCTGGTAATTACCAGTCTGATAAGTTTCGTACAGGCGATTTAGATTGTTCTAATGCCATTGGCTCTGCTACTAATTTAGAGTTTGGTGTAACAGGATTAATAGACAAGGGTGAGTACGATCCGGTTTATGACTATAATACTGATACAGAAACAGATGTAGGTGTTTATGCAAGAATAACTATTCCGCTAGGCAAAAGAGTCAAATCACGCATTGATTGTAATAGATTATACGAGTTAGAATTAAGAAAGAAGCAACTAGAAGTTCGCAAGCTAGAAAAAGAATTGCAGCAGCTTAGGGAATTACAGTTTGAGGATTAAAAATGGCTGAAGTAGAATTTGGTGGATTAAAATTTTCTGGCGGTAAGATGGTCGCGCTTCTTACTGCACTGTCGACATTAGGCGGCGCAGCTTGGGGTGGGTTTGAAATCTATAAAGACTATATGGATATGAAAGAGATTATTCAGAACATCGATACTGATGCAATCGCTGCCCGTAATGATGTGATTGAGACTAAGCTAGATGAAGCTATTGAATATACAAGAGATATTAAATCGGGATTAAAAGATGATATCTTTAAGCTCGAAGAAAATATTGAAAGAATGGAAGATAAGGTTGATGATGCTGAGAATAGAATGAAAGATACTCAGGCATCTATCGAATCAACGCTTGCCGGAGTGCGTAAAGATTTAAATGAACAAAGTAAAGATGTAACCTCTTCTATTCGAGAAGTTGAAGCCACTGTAAGAGCATCTGAGAAAGATGTTCGTAATGTAATGAAAGAGACGATCAAAGACCTTGACGCTAAAATGGATAAACTAGACGACGACATAAGAGAGACGTTACAAGAAGCTCTCGATAATCCTTTAAACAACTAGGAGACAACAATGGCCGAAGAAGAAAAAGTTAAAGTTAAAGCACCTCATGCAATTAGAGACGAAGATACGCCAGAAGGTAAAATGGAATTGCAATTTCGTGTTTTAGGAAATGAAATGATTGGCATCAAAATGATTGTCGATGATATGAAAATGAAATGGGTAGCTATCGGGCTTGTAGGTATTTTAGTTATGACATGGGCAGCGGCTGAATTTAGCTCAGTAATTACTCAAAGCGGTACTGATACCACCTATGTCATAGAAGAATAAATTTCAGCTTCTCGCCTTTTATAGGCTGCCTCAAATCCAATTAGTCCGTACTCGTTTCTTTCGGTGTTGTTCCATAATCTTTCTATGTAGCTATTATAAATCCTTTCGACTGTCTTATCACTTTCATTTATATTAATAAGATGACCTTTTATTAGCCAGTTTAAACGATTAGCTTCTTTTCGCACGAAAGGTGAACACATGTAGCAGACTCCTATGTTGAATAAACCTATGTATAAAATGTTAGTGCTAACAAAATGAAAAAAAGGAAATATAATGAATAAAATTTGGAATGTGCCTATTGTAGATACTGGTGACGGCGAACTAGGGTTTGAGATCCCAGATGAAATTATGGATAAATTAGATTTATCTGTGGGCGATACAATTATCTGGGAAGAAACTGAAATAGGCGGATGGAAATTAACTAAAAAAAGTTAGCTAAATGCTAAATTAACTGTGTACAAACCGCTTGTAATATGTTAGTATATACATATCAAATGGTGAAATGAAGGAATTATATTATGGCACACGAAGTAGAAATGATTAACGGTCAAGCTCAACTCGCGTATGTTGGCGATGTACCTTGGCACGGTCTTGGCGTAGAAGTACGCAATGACATGACTCCCGAACAGATGATGCAAAAAGCTGGTCTTGATTGGGAAGTCGAAAAAGAAGAAGTACAAACAGTATCAGGTGTAAAAATTCCTGGTAAAAAAGCTTTGGTTCGTTCTTCTGACGGTTCAGTTTTAGATATGGTCGGTGACGACTGGAATCCAGTACAAAATACACAAGCTTTCGAATTCTTTTCAGATTTCGTAATGGCCGGTGATATGGAAATGAATGTAGCAGGATCTTTAAAGGATGGAAAAAATGTATTCGCTCTCGCAAAAGTCAAAGAGTCTTTCACTATTCTCGGCGAAGACCAAGTTGACTCCTATTTACTGTTTAGCAATCCTCACCAATATGGTAAAGCTGTTGATATTCGCTTTACTCCCATTCGTGTTGTATGCAATAACACGCTCACATTTTCTCTAAACTCAAAGTCTAAAAACTTTGTAAAAGTTGGCCATCGCTCTACATTCGATGCTGATATGGTTAAAGAGCAAATGGGCCTTGCTTCTGAAAAGTTTGCTCAGTACAAAGAGATGGCAGAATTCTTGTCAACTCGTCGCTTTAATACTGAATCTTTAATGCAGTATTACAATGAAGTATTCCCACACCGTGAGCAGCGTACTGTGTCGGCGTTTGAGGACCTCTCACGCACAGCTCAACTAGCAGCTTCTAATCTTGAGACTCAGCCTGGTGCAGAGTTCGGTCAAGGAACTTGGTGGCAGGCATTTAACTCTGTAACATATATGACTGACCACATTCAAGGTCGTAGCTCAGAGAGTCGGTTGAATAACCAGTGGTTTGGTTACAATCAAGGGCGTAAGATTAACGCCGCTAACAAGGCGGTAGAGTTTGCAACAGCAGCATGAAAATTATAAATGATGAAAAGAACCCCTCATTGTTGGGGGTTCTTGAACCTGGTGATCGTGTTGATGAATATGAAAAGTGGGTAAGCAATCTTAATCAAGATCTTATAGACTCTGGTTATAACCAATATGAGTATAAAGTTGTAAAAAAGAAGGATAAGTTGTACATAGATCGCATGTAATTTAATTAAAGAGGCTTAGGCCTCTTTTTTTATTGTATAAATAGTACCAAAATAATAGGAGCTACTATGCGGCGCTTTAAAAATTATTATACATTACAGGAGATGTCTATGGTTAGTGTAGCAGATTTAGATACTGATTTTTTAAAACGCGCTCAGAAGATAACATCGTTTAATTTAACACCTAATGATTTTACTAATTTAAAGCATAAGGCTGAAATACAATATTTGTTTCGCATGCATTTCTTTCCTAAGTTTGACTTGGATAAAACCTTAAAGGGTACACCTACCATTAGCAAGCTAAACAATGTTATAGGCATGCTAAAAAAAGAAAATTTAAATAAGTTTAAAATTCT